AGATTTGTCCATACGTTATCCATAGTTAAACTCCTTTTTTGTACGCAAAAAGGCGGGCCTCCCAATCAGGAAGTCCGCCTTCAAGCGAAATTATGAAAAGTACGAAAGACAAAATGCCTTTGTAGGTTATTGTTATCTATCGTACATCTACAATTTTAGTCACTTCGCACAGATTCGCAAGAGGTTCACAACACAGCGCCCAGAACTGCTTCGGCAAAGATTGCGTAATGGTCCAGATAAGAAGTGAGTTCGCTGCGCCCTATATCCCTGTCACGCACTTGTTGTACAACGAGTTTGGCTACATCTGTGGGAAGATTATATTCTGCTGCAACAATGTCCGTGACATCATCGTAGAACTTTTCCCACAGTTTGTGGACTTTGTTTTCGCGGCGAGTGTACTGGCTGCGGATGATTCGATTTTTATTCGCAATCATCTTGTCGACATTCGTGTCATCTCCATACAGAGGAAGAATCGGGTTCTTCTTTTTGTAGGCATTGAGCTCCTGCATAAGATTGTCTGCCTCTTTATTGTAGGATGCTTCCAACTCTTTGATTTTGCTTTCAACTTCGTATAAATCCATAAATTTATCTCATTCCTTTACAAATTCGGTTGGCAAAGTTTTGGCTTTGTTGGTATTTTTGTTTTGTATTTCGGCGGTTATTGAAGATTTTTCGTGGTTTTACTACTTTTAATTCACGCTACACAAACAATATGCCAGAATTCTTTGCAACAAATTTGCATTTTCCGGCGGCTATTGAGTTTGCGTTAGTATCTTTGTATGTTGTTGCTTCCCCATCTTTGGAACCCGCTATTCCTTGCATTACATGAACTTGCTTTCCGATAAGAAATACGCTTCCCGGATAGTTGCGGTTCATGTTTCTGTATGTTGGATGGTGCTCTTTTACTTTAAGCTTGCAAACATCATCTGGATGGTTTTGACGAAACTCTTCCAAGCTGTCAGTTGTCTGCTTAGTAGCTTTATGCCGATTTGTGGCAACCACATTGTCATTGAGCGTGTACACACGGCTCATGTTTTCGTTATTTAGTGCTCGTCTATCGTGGCGACGGAACTGTTTAAGTTCATACGGCACACGATTGTTGATGCCGCTATCGCAAACATCATTTGGTAAAACAGAACAAGCGATACAATAAGCATCGAGCCAATGGTCTTTGCTTACGCCGTGCGCTGAACGGTAATCGTAGGTGCTTTTACCATTGGTCGCAAAGAAATGTTTCGGGAAAAGAGAACTCAACTCTTTCGTCAGCGCCGGAATGATTTGATTCAACACACTCAAAGCGCCATATTTTTTATTGAGTCCGGTTTTCTTTTTGGCAAGCTTCTTTTGCCACGCGGTATCATTATGCACAAGGTCGTGGTGCTTTGTGCATAAGCCAACAATGTTGCCAATGGTATCGCTGCCGTTTTCAGATTGCGGAACCACATGATGGTAATGGGCAATGGGTTTCTTGCAAAACAAGCAATGGTGTTCCTGCATTTCAGAGACGGCTTCTTCAAGGTTTGCTTTTTGATAGAGCGGACCTTGCTGATACTGCCATTTCTGAATATTAGGATTATCCAACTGCATAAACGCAAATTTGTTGATTTCGAGCACAGCATCGCTGATAGGAAGAAACTTCCGAATCTTCTTTACCAAGTTGATGTGTGTTTGCAGCAACTGATTTGCGGTAGGTGTGAGCCAGCCTTCCGGTCTTGTGCGATTGCTGAACTTTGCTTCTTTGTTTTTGATGCCGATGCAAAGTACATCTTTCTCACAACCCGGAAGATGGCGCTTGATAACACCAATTTCTTTTGCACGTTTGCTGACGCTGCCATTTTGAGCAGTATCATGCTTTACGCATTTCTTGGAAATAGTGCCATTAGCTTTTGCTCTCCGTTGACGGCGGCATCGTCTACCGTTGGTGCGTCTTGCGCGACGGGAATCTTTACGCTTTTTCATCAATTTCGGAATTTCCTTGTTACGGGTTTCCAGATGTGCAGTAAAGACAGCCGTGCCGTCTGCTTTGACAACAGCAACGCCGATATTGGTTCTGCCGGGGTCGATGCCTAAGTATAGCGACTGCACCACATCGTCGGCTTCGTACAACAGTTGAATGGTAAACGGTTTTGATGTTACGACTCGTGCTTTCTTTTCTTTCAGAAGGTAGCGGACATGACCACAGCGAGTCGTAGGCATTAAAGGTTTACCATCTTTATTAAGCACATATACAGTGGACATATACGCCACCTCCTTTACGATAAGTCTCCCCTGCCGAAGCAGGAGGTTGTGTTTCCCTTGGCTAGATGACGCCTTCGCATGGTTGTAAGCTGGGAAAACCGTACAAGTGCAGCTCGTCATCTTGATGTACAAAAGTACATCCGCCTGTGATATTGAAGGAACTTAGTGGAATGGGGCCATTCCACTAAAATTCTTCAATATCCATTTCGGCGTACCATTTGCGGATGAGCTCATCCGGCAAGACCGCCGCTGCTTTGTCAAGTACATAGCGCAGAAGGTCAAGGTCAGTGACAGCATCAGGCGTATAGCCGAGGACGCGGTTCATCTTTTTATAGTCTCTTGTTTTGATGATATGCTCTCTGACCTCATTCCATAAGGATGCTTTGAGAGGCTTGCTGTAGATTCCCTGAATGCAATATACCGTGTGTCCATCGGCATCCTGCTTTTTGCCGGTAACTGCCTTTACGCCTTTGCAATATGTATGGAGGAGACGCATGGCATATTCTTTTGCTTCAAGGCAATTTGCGTATAGGGTTTGGCTGTTTTCGTCGAAAGAGAAGTAGTTGCTGTTGTCATCATCAGCAAGCTGCATAGAAAGGCTTCTGAAAGTGAAATAGTTGTCCTTCTTTTCGAGCTGCTCTTTGGTTGCTGCAGTAGGAATTTGGATGGCATCATCTTGCATCCACATGGGGGTTACATTGCTGTCGTTCAAGATAATGATATGACGGCTGTCATCGTTTTCATCTCGAATGGTGGTATTTACTTGTGCAATCCATTCTTCGGGTTCGGACCAAGTGTCACCGGCATATACCATCGTTGTAATGTCTGGATGCTCTTTATTGGGGAGCTCGGCATCTACCAAGTTGAAAACCCGGTCAAAGAGCCAGCCGGAAACATTGATGGCAGAGCATTGAGTCTCGAATAAAGGAACTTGTGCGTATACCGATGCGTATACCGTTTTTCCGTTCTTTTCATCAACAGCGAGCGCAAAGTGGTTGAAGTCATCGATGGATAAGCCTAGTTTTTCCGCGACTGTTTTGAGGTCGAATTCGCGAAAACACTTATTGCCTCTGAATACGATTTTTGCTTGCATTTTTTATTACACTCCTTCTTGGTTTATATGCAAAAAGGCGAACTTCCCGGTTGGGAAGCCCGCCTCAAAGCAGAAATGTGAATGATAGCGCTACATAGGTGTATGGTATCTATCGTTCACATACTATGGTATTCAGTTCGCAACATTCGTCAACTTTTTCCGACGGCAACAATCGCCGCAATCGCGTCTCCGGAAACGAGAAATAGAACGAAAAGTGCCGCTGCACCGACTGCTGTTATTGTGAATGCAAGTCGAAAGAATTTCTGCTGGTCATCGTAATAGTAGATTGACGCTTTCTGATAGGCAAACGCCATTGCAACAATGACCACCAGAAACAGTACCACCACAACGACTAACATGGCTTTACTGGCCGTTCTGCACAGGAGGCTTAGGCTGGCTCATGCCGTTGCTATTCTGCGGCTGAACCGGAGCCTGCTGCGGGTATGTAGGCTGTTGCGGAGCTTGCTGGTAACTCTGCTGAGGGCACACCGGCTGCTGAGGCTGCTGATACTGAGACTGCGTATTGGGGTTTTGGTAGCTGACATTCTGGTTCGGCTGATAATCCTGCGGCGGCTGGGTGTAGACAGTCTGGGTGTTAGCTGCCGTAGCCTTGCGCTCATCGTACTTGTTCTTCAACTGGTCATAGGAATAACCATCTTGCGGTACGCCGAGATACTGATACTGACCAAAGCCCAGAATCATGTTGAAGATAGGATTGACCAGTACAAGACCGATGGTAAAGCCAACGCCTTGACCAAAAGAAACGGCCTTCTTGTACTGCGTGACAATTGTGATGACAAGGTTGGCGAGGATGAGTAGTTGACCGAGAAGCGGTACAAACGCCAGTGCTGCCAACACAATTGGGACAAGGAACAGCCAGCCGTTACCCCAGTAAATCTTAAACTCGATGTACTGTTTGTAGAACGGTACGATGGCCGCCCAGCCGGGTTGTCCGGCTTTTGTGAAGATTTTCCAATTGGCGATGATGGAGATGACGAAATACGCCACAACCAGCAGCCAAAAGGTGCCGAGAATGCCGAAAATGGCATTCAGAGCCGCAGTTTCTGAATACGACATGTGAATTCCTCCTTTGCATGTCTATGGGAAAATATATCTCTAAAGCCGGTCGGCTTTAGTCCTCTTGAGTGGCAGCAGTTTTGCGTTCTTCCAATTTTGCCTTTGCAATGGCTGCCAGGCGTTTGCCGCTCTCAACCATAATAGCGCGGCGCTCTTCCGACATTTTGACGGGAGCACGGAGCTTTACCCACTTCTTGGGCAATTCTGCTTCTACGCAATCCTCCATGTCGACGGTCAGCTTAACATCATCGGGATATTCGGCTGCCAAGTTGCGCAATTCCTGCATGCGCGACCGATTACGAGTATAGTAGGATGCTTTTTTCTCGGCATCACAAAAATTGATGACCGTCTCGCGCTCATATGCCGCATCAGTGCTGATAGGCGTTTCATTGATAGGTTTCACGAGTTTCCTCCTCAATCGATAAGAATAGCTTTCATAGGAGCACCGTCCGGAACTAAGTTACAGGCATATGCCCAGCGCGGCAGCATAACACGACCGCGCACGCTTACAACAGTGAGCACTCTTGCGGTGGGTCGCTCAAACTCGGACGGTTCTAAGGCGCTGCGGGTCAGCAGGATGGCATCGTCGTCAATATCTTCAAGGATTCGTTTCAACTCTTTGACTGTCATAACTGGGTCCTCCATTCAGCACGATATCCAGCGCTTGCAAAAACAATGCTGATTCCGTATTGTAGATGCCGCGTGCATTGATTGCAGTGATTTCATAGCGTTCGACAAGGAATAAGCTTTCCTCTCCAATGAATCCTTGCGGCCAAGGAACGGCATAGTACGCAAACGGGGTGTTGTTAGTTGCATATCCGATAATCATATATTTTTGCTCCGGCTGTTCACGAACAGAAAGAACAGTACCAAGCGGCAAAGCATCTTTCAAAGACGGTTTCGAAGCGGCTTGTTGTGTACGAAGAATTTTCAAATGGGTACACCTCCCCTATCTAAAAGTGTACGCAACTCGCACAAATGTGCAACAAAAAAAGCGGCCGCCCTCAAAAGGGTGACCGCATAGTCAGATGTTATTCTTGAGCTGCGGCAACTTTGAAGTCAAAGAGCTGCTTGTTGGTAGCGCAGGAAAGTGTGCTGATTTCCGAGCGGTTTTCGAAGATATCCGTTTCGGGAACCATTTTGCCATAGTGCCTGTCAACGAACACCACATGAGGAGTCGTATCGTTTTCTTTGCGAGGCGCAAGGCTGGCACCGGCATACCATTCCGTTTCGTCCTCACCCTGCTCATCATAGAGACAGATGAAAGGAGCGGGAACATCGGGAGTTGGGAGCGTCAGCGAAGCAACCTGCATTTCATTGCCGTTGTCTTCCGTGCAGAGGTCAATGGACTTGTAATCCCACCCTGGGTAAGACTGGGCCTTGACAGCAGTTTTGTCGACGCCAACCTCGATACCAAGAGCGACGATGTCGAATGAAATGCCGAATTTTTCCTTCAACTCTTCGGGCGTGATAATCATATTACGGCCATATTTGCCTTTAACAAAAATGTTCATGGTTTACTTCTCCTTCTTTTTGGTAGTATACAGTCGAAGTGTTCGACTTTGAAGACTACAAACATGGTGGTCTCTCATCAATCAGGGCCCGCGACTTTAGTCGTGGGTTATTGACTCGTTAGTAGATGTAATCGCCGTTTTGCAGCGATTTTTGGATGTCGCGGATTTCTTCTGTGCTCAGCTTCACATTCCCGATAGGTGTGCAGTCATTGCCAAGATAGTCGGAATCCGTTACGATGCAAGCATAGCCGAGTTCGTTGAGCCTATAGAGAAATGCGTTCTTGAGAGACGCATCCAGAGCGGTCTCAATGAGAGAAACGCCGGGAAGGTCTGTATAAGGGTCTTTGACTATCTTCCACTCGAAAGTATCTGTGTCACAGTAGCCAGCTACATAGACATGCGGCGGAGCTTCCTGCTTCAGGTTATAGTCTTTCAAATGGTTGAGGTCTGTGGCTCGTTTCATGCTGAATGCCTCCGACAAGGCGTAATTGACTTTGCCGTTGACCATAATACAGACGATGCGTCCACCATCTTCATCAAGTCCTTCAAGCCCTACAATAAGAGAATCAGAGAGCTTGAAAGTGATGACTTTAGTATCCAGCAGCTTGCGGACAAAGATAATGGCAGTGATGATGTACTCGTCTTGACGAACATACTCTTTGAACATCACTCGACATCCTTCCTCTCGGCAAGCGTACTGCGGACCTCATCGATAGCGTTGGCAATCGTTTCGTTTTCCATCTGGGTCATCCGTTCAAACAGGTTAGACCAGTCGATGGCATTGTAGACTTTGTGGATGAAAGCGTCGTAAGTTCCGGCAGTTTTCATAGCTTCAATTTCTTCATTGTAGCAGCCGGAATCTTCCAGCACGAACTGAATGTCATCGATGGGGTTAACTTTGATTGTTGCTTCGTTCTCGTTCATAAGGGATACTTCCTTTCTGTTTATACGCAAAAAGGCGAACTACCCAAATTGGGAAGTCCGCCTAAAGCGTAATGTTAAGTGTGCGAAGGGCAGGATGCCTTTTCGATAACTGTTATCTATCGTACATTTCTCATTTTATGCGATTCGCACATTCGTGCAACAAAAAAATGCCGCCACCCAAAAGGATGACGGCAAATGATATTAGATTTGAGCGCAGAATTCAGCAAGTTTATGCCACAGCAAGTAGTTACTGTAGCTCATGCGAACTTTTTCGGGTACGCCAGTGACAAGATACCATTTGTGAGAAGTTGCCTTGATGTGAGAAATACGCTGCTGTTCGCTGCGGGTAAACGTCTGGCTATACAGCCTGCGACGGCGACCACTATTCCAGCGAGAGCCTTCCATCGTCTCACAAATCAGTGCGTAGCACAAATTGTTCTGCACTTCATCGTGCGTCATTTCAACCATGACATCCATCAGCGGGCACCTCTTTTCTCGCGTGCGGTGTGAAGCATGTCAAGGGCACGCTCCAAAGAGGCGTCATCGTCAGCCAGATAGCGGACCTTCTGAAGGAGACCGAGCTTCGGATATTCCGACAGGACGTAGGTGCCGACAGGCTGCGTCACCGTACCCTTGGCATAGTCGATAGCCATGTTGTTGGCAGGGACAGCCAGACGGCGGATGCGGTCGCATTCCTTTGCATAATTCAGCGGACAGGCAGTTCCGATGGGAGTTTTGCCATCAATACCCGTGACAGTCACGAGGTATGCCTTGATGGTTTTTGACTCGGAAGTCTCCTGCTCGTTGTAGTATTTGTAAGCCATGTACGCCGGGGTATTTCTCTTGATTACCTCGGATTCACGACCCATGTAGGTGCCGCATTCGCGGGCAAACCAGAGAAATGTCTGAGGTTTGCCGGTCTTTGCAACTTCCTTTGCTGCCTGTTTGATACGCGCTTCATCGATTTTGTAATCTCGTGCGTAGTGCTTGACGGTATCCTTTACGACTGCCTTGAGACAATCGCAAATCGCGACATTGCTATTTTCGTTTTTCATGGGGACTCCTCCCTATTAGTCCGCCATGACCTTAGAAACATTCATGTCATAGCGGTGGTATTTGTTGATGTAATCGAAAATGGTGTTGACCTGCGCTTTGGTTGCGGTGCGAGTCTCATCCATATCGAGGAATGTATTGCCCATCGAAGGATTCCGAATCGCAATCCAGCCGCGCTTGTACAGGTAGTCGAGACCCTTGCCGCTCCAGTCATACGCCATATCGAGAACTTCATCGTCAGAAAGGCCGAACGCTTCACGATTGCGCATAATGATACGACCGGCAAGAGCTGCGTGCTCACCAAACTCACAAGCATACCAAGTGCCATCCGGAGCAATCAGACCGTATTTGGTCAGGCTATGCTTGATGGGCATATCATTGATATAACGGCTGTAAAGATGCTGACGGCGCTCAACAGAAGACCCCTTCATATTCTCATCAATCCAGTTCGAGAGTTTTGCCCAAAAACCGGTCTTATAGAAATCAGGAGCAGACTCTTGTTCGGATAGCGGTTCGCCGTTGAATTCTGCCACAAGGTCAGGACGGTTGAGCAGCCACGCACCATTGTTAAAGGCATCGGTGTAACCCGCATCGCCAATAACATAGTCCTTGATGCTGTCATAGCTATAATCGATATAATGACGCTCTACATCCTTACAAAGCGTATCATAATCGAATGACATAGCGAAACGGTCGATGTACTTGAGTGGATGCACAATCATATCCTCACGAATCTGACTGACCAGAATCTTGCGCTGAAGTTCTTCGACCTTTTGACCTAAAGGGCGCACCTTTGTGTTGTCATCGACAAGCTCGAACTCATTGACACCAACGAGCTTCTTACGCCCTTCAATGATGTCTTGACAGACACGGCGCTTTTCTTCTTTGTTGCCGCCTTCCATGCAGGAGAATAACAATTCTTCACACTTTTTATACGGCTTGTTCATGTTCCAGAACCAGTCGCGGGCAACATTGGTGAGAAACTCACCGTCTATGGAAAAATTAAGCCGTTCACTCATTTAGATTTCTCCTTGTTCATGCTTTTTCACCAAAAACGGTAGAAAGACCGTCCAAAATGAATCTGCACTGTTCTGTCATGGTTTTGCCGGTTTCGTCTGTGCCATTCAGTTCAGGATTCGAGGAGTAGAACATTAGCTTTTCTTCCAGCTCACGAACAACGGCGCTGCGATATTCGTTATCGAACAGATGTTCGGCAATATCCTTCGTGCTTTCCACGCCTTCGTTATCGTGCCACTCATAGGGGTCGTCCATCAGACGAAAGCGGTCCAATGTATCTGCAATAGCAGAAATACTGATATCTTTCATTATGGTTACCTCGCTTTTTGGATTTTTAGCCGTTGTCTCGATAGAATCGGTCACACTCTTCCTCAGTCAGAACTACGCCAAAATATGCGACGCGCTTGACGGTGGTTTCCCACACGCGTAGGGTGCGTGGCATAGGCTGAACGACCCACGAATGAGAGCGCCAAAGCCCATCTTCGGAGAGAGCATAGCCCGTTGCAATGAAGCAGCGACCTCTGTTTGCATCCCAAAGATTAGCGGAATTGCAATGGCACTGACACGGTTTCCCTTTTCGCATGTAGCTGCTGCCATAGAAGAACTGACCACGGTCGAGAATTTTCTGTGCGTCCTCGTCATAAGTGGTCATGCAGACTTCATCTCCACCGAAGGTAAGAATATGGTCATGCAGTTTCTTCATTGTCTCTAAGACTTCTTTGGAGAAGCCAGATGTGTCGTGGTAGACTTGATTCTCGCCGAGCCAAGCCTTCCAGTCTTCGCTCATGGGATTCCATTTGACAGGTGCAGGCATCTGGTTTGCGGTGAAAATGGGGTGCTTAGAACTGTTCCAGCCTTTCATGCGGCATCCTCCTCTTCTTTCAAGAGTTTATCGATTTTGCTTTTCATGGTTTTGCGCTGCTTGCCTTGCGGCTTATAGCGGCTCATTCCTTTTGAGTCCAAAAGGGCATCGAAGGCAGCCATAAAGCGTTTCGGATAAACCTGCGTCAGAAGCGGATATAATGTGAACCACATCTCGATTCCGTCAACGAGATTCCAGTATTCCGTCCCGTAAAGAGCAGCATCGCTGCTTTCCTCTTCACGTTCCTTCTGTTCACTGAAATCATCACACGGAATCATAACGCCAAGACCGGAGAGGTAGCTGTCAAATACCTCGACGACCTCCCAAGACATCTTGTGGAGCGTTTCCGCGTCCATGTCTTTGAAGTTCTTATACACGACGCTTAACCTCCTTGTGCTTAGAAGGTTTGACCATCTTGAGCAGAATGCCGCAGCATTTGTTCAGTGCGTAAATACTCAGGAAGAGCATCACAACATTGGTGGCATTGAAATCCTGCGCCAAAGCACTGATGCTCATAAGGATAGTCAGAACGAAAAATGTGGTGAGGAGCTTAACAATGGTATTGATTATCTTATTCATGGTATTTTCCCTTCTGCTCCTTAGTGGAGCATATCAATGATTTTTTGTACAAGAGCATCGTCCGTCACAAACTGGTTGCGTCCCATGACGCCAAGACCAATGGAGGAGAAATCCTTCATGTCGGCAGCATAGCGAACCAAGTTCTTGTCGGACAGAGGCTGATAAATGGCTTTTTCGGTATTGACATAGACGCATTTTCCATTCAAGAGGTTTGCAATATGACCAGAACACCCTACTTTCTTGCCATTGATGGCAATGTTGTGAAGGTCGTGAGTCAGCATCATGTCATTACTGTCTGCTTCAATAGCGGCGAGCTGATTGAGCAGTTTGCGGGACAAATAGGCACTCTTTGCCATTGTGTGATACATCCTTTCTTTGTTAGAAGTATTTGTATGCTGCGTTCAGTCGCTCTCGATAGAGGTCGAGTGTCGTCAGGTTGGCGCAGTACACTTTAGAAGCAGAAATCGGTACATTGACTCCTGCTTCCATGTGGGAAAAGAACATTGCCAAACTATCTTCTACACTGTTGCTGCAAACAAGCGTTTCATATACCGGATACGAATATCTGGCACTCATGCTGTATGTGCTCTGAAGCTCATACACCAGAAACGCAACTTGTCCTTCTGCAGAAGTGGCATCAAGTCCTGCTGCATAGCACCAGTTGAAGAGGTCGGATTTGCGGCTGTAGGTCCACTGCAGGAGCCCATATCCGCCGTCATTTGGATTTTCTGCCGTAGTGCGAAGACCGCTCTCCATTGACATGCAACCCATTACCGTAGCAGTACCGGCTTTAGAGAGACCTGCATTGCGTAATGCGGTATAGATGGAAAGCTCATTTTCGGAGAGATTCTGCGGTACGGCATCTTCTGATTCTTCTGTGACAACCGATTCGTTCTCAACAGCCGTTTCCGCTGTCTCAACTTGTGCATCAGGCTCTTCTACTTCGGCAGCAGGAAGAAACGGTGCATTGTGAGACGGAGCGTTCGGCTCACGGAGCTCGGTTTCCAAAGGCGTGATGTACTCGATTTCTTCCACAGACTCGGTCGGCTCAATCGGTGCTGCGTAAGTAGGAACCGAGAAAAACCAGACGATACAGCCTATGATGGTGAGAACACTGAGGACAAACGCGGTGTAGGCGATGAAAATCTTCTTCTTGTTTTCCATTGGTGTGATACTCCTGTCTTGACAAAAATTCCCGTCCGACAATGCCGGACGGGTTGTGACGGCTGATTTTGTTCGAAAAGGCTTTACGCTTCGCGTACCACGATGCCGGTATAGCCACTGTTGGCAAGATACCGATGCGCCGCCTCATAGGCGTCGCCGAGCGTCGGGGCATCCACATATCCGATGAAATCGGAGCAGATGGTCATGCCGAAAAAACCTGGGTTACCGGCATAAATCGCAAAACGAGTGTTTTTCGGAGCAAGATGCTTGGAAATAGACATAGCAGACCTCCTTATCAGTCGCTGTTGAAATGGGTGGATGACGGATTTCTGCAAACAAAAAAGGCAGGCCCACCATAACGGTGAGTCTGCCTTTAATAAATGCAGAATTGTGAAAAGCTGTACGTCCGAAATGTTTCGGAAAAGTAGAATGTTATCTATCGTACAACTCCCATTCTACGCAACTCGCAAGAAAGTGCAATAGTCAACTACCCCCACCTGAAGGAGGGGGCTTGTAGTCCCGCAGGACTCCAATCTTTTCCCACTCGACGGATTGTTAGGCACGGTTGCCGTCCGTGCGACCGAGTACAATGGGCGTTCACCGCCGTTGCATAGCGGTATAGCCGAGGAGAAAAATTGGGTTATGCGGGATAAAGTCCCAATAATCCAACGTTTCTTATGTTTATGGCAGCGTTATGGTCACGGTTATGTGTTGTACCGCAACCGCTGCATGTCCAGTTTCTGTCTGCCAGCGTGAGGTCATCTTTTATAGAACCACAAACGCTGCAGGTTTTGCTGGACGGATACCACTTATCGATTTTGGCAAAGGTTTTTCCTTTCGATGTGAGTTTATACTCTAACATCGTGCGGAACATACCGAAACCATTATCGTTTGTGGATTTGCCAAGCTTCAGAGAGCCTGCCAAACCGCGCAAGTTGATATCTTCCACGAACACGGCGTCATACTGCTTGGTTATCGCAGCACTTGCCGTATGGCAGAAGTTCTTACGCTGATTGGCTATATGTTCATGCAGAAGCTGAACTTTATGTAGTTGTTCGTCATAGTTGTGAGAACCTACTTTCATACGAGACAGCTTACGCTGCTCTTTTGCAAGTTTCTCTTCACTCTGACGATAGAATTGCGGATAGTTGGCTACTTTGCCGTTACTGTCAACATAAAAGTCGTGGGAGGAGTAATCCAAGCCCAAGGATGTTTCTTTAGTAGGAACAACAGGCTGGATATCTTTCTCAAATTCATACAGCAGGGAAATAAAATATTTACCGCTGCGGGGACAACTTACAGTAGCACCTTTCAGTATCCAGCCAGCACCCGGTTGGCGATGTACTTTGACTTTTATGTCACCAACCTTTGGCAAATGAATAAGATTGCCGACAACATAAACTGTGTCTTTGATTTTGCCATCTTTATTTTGCACTTTCTGGTTATTCGTTGTATACGACATGCCGCTTTTATGTTTGCTTTTTAACCTTGGGACGCCAACAGCTTTTGGGTTCTCTAAATGCCGTTTGTTCGCATCTTTCAAATCAAGCTGTGTGTTTGCAAGTGCAAGACTATCCACTTCTTTGAGAAAGGGAAACTCTTTTTTATATTTAGCGGGCGTTGGAATAAAAAACACACCGGTTTCATCCAAAAAAGTTTGTGCGTCAATGAGCATACGATTCCACACAAAGCGAACACAACCGAAGGTTTTGGCAAGCAATACAGCCTGCCCCTCAGTAGGATACGCTCTATATTTTATTGCGCGATTCAGCTTTACAACAGCCATTGCTTGTCACCACCTTATATTTTATATATTACGCGGTTCGCACGTTTGCGCAACCTAAGATTTGTGGCAATTCATCCCCACATGAATGAGGGGGAATTCTTGCCACGTTTTCTTAAATTCTCAGATATCGTACCACCACGGAACAGGGCGCTCTGCTTTCTGTTGCTCGACCTTTTGCCACGGAGCGTTAAATTTGCCATAGACTGTCTCGTCCAGTCGTTGTTCACATTCAGAACAAAGACTACCTATCAGCATATCCCATAAAGGAGTTGTGATGAGCTTTCCACAACAATCACAACGTACTCCTTCTTCCACTTCTACGACTTCTCGCATAAAGTTTACAGTCTCAGCATCACCCGTAAAAATCAGAGGAGGAGTCTCCAAATCCTTATCCGAGTGAGCAATTCGTGGAAGCATATAGGGGGTGTTAAAGTTCCAAGGAATATCTGTTTCATAGAACGCTCTGAAAAGTACATTCTTGCTGCGAGGCAAGGACATGAGGTTAGAATAGCTCTTGTCCTCCGTCAAGTCTACTTCAGCCATCGGTTAGATGTCCCCTTTCAACACCTTGAATGCTGTGCGGACGCGTGCAAAGAAACCCTTCTTCGGAGCAGGTTTTTTCTCGCGTTGACGATAAAGCCCGTTCATGGAGTCGTCAAGGTTGCTGAGCTGGTCGCTCAGTTCCTGCAGACTTTCCGGCGTGGAGAACTTTTTGATAATATCCCGGTTGGCTTTTTCCTGCACTGTTGCGACCATCTTATCGAGCGTCAGGTCACAATATTCATCAACCCAATCGCCGATGAAATAGAAGCGCTCCACAATCGTGCGGGTCGCAGCATCCTGAAATGTGCCAAAGAGAATCGGGTCTTTTTCGCGCTTGACAGCTTCTACGCGGCGTTCTTCCCTGTGCGTGTAGTCTGTAAAGACAATATACATCTTGTCAAAGATGCCTTTGCATTTTTCAATGCGGGCAATGATTTCCGGCGGAATACGACGCTGGTAGTTTTCGAGCTCCACAATTTTGACGACCTTATTATCGACCATGTGAATGAAGTCATCGATATCGCTTTTGTAAACGAATGTATCGATACCAACATCGAGAAGCTTTTTCTCACGGGTAATGTTATCAATATGGAACAGGAGCTTTTTCTGAGCTGCTATCTGTCCGGACCGCTGGTATTCGTCCAGCAGGGTCAAGCAGTTCTCATAGAGCTTAGACAGTCCTGCTTCCGTCATGACCTGTTTACGGCTTTTGACCTCGGCAAAATATTCTGCCGGTGATACAGTAGTGTTGTTATTCATGACACACCTCCAAAAAATGTGTGTTAATTCTGCTCCAACCAAATCTTGGTCATCTGCAGAAGTTTATCTTGAAATTCGGGATTGAGGTAAGTAGGTACATTTGACCAGACAGAATTATGGATAATCGGGTATCGCCAGCTTTCATTATTGCGGATAATGTGTCGATTTTCAATGTCAGCGTTGACCAACCAGCGTTTTTTCGTTGAGATTGGCTCCCTGTATTCTGTCAGCCAGCATTCACCCGTAAAATTTGCATCCCAAACATATTTGGAAACTTTCTTTTCATCAAAAAATGCCGAGTTGTTATTCTCGGCACAATAGGTTCTCACGATGAAAGGAAATTGATATTGCTTGTCCCAGATTTGCTTTGTATGAGAAGTTCTCAATTCTTCGAGCAAAAATGGGAAAGTGATGCCGGTTACGGTGATGCCGGTTAAGCATTCATCAAGAGACCGGCTAACGCAGATGCGCGGGATGCTTTGGTCCTCTTCTTTCATTGCATTTGCCGGAATTTTTGGTATCACTTTGGAAGGAACAGCCCCGATATCCGCCATCAAATGGTAAAGGCTCATAAAGTCACCTTACTTTTTGCGAAATGGGTCGAGGGCTCCGGGACGGTAGTTGCTCTGAACATATGCTTTGATGTCCCCTTCTTCGAGTTGGTCGAACAGATTCATCCAGCACTGTGCTTCGATTCGCATTGGACCGTCCATGTGCAGGGCTTTATCGCATTGACGAAGGTCGTACTGAAAGTCGTTTTTGTATCGGCAATCTTCTGCCGCCTTGGCGTACTTTGTGAATGTAGCAGTCAATTTTTTCATCTCCTTGAAATCTGGAATAAAACAAAAAAGAGCAGACCCTCGAGATGAGAGTCTGCTCACAGTTGTATAACAGATTGTAAATCGTCTGTAGGGGGGTAACGATATGTTATCTATTATACATTATTTAGTTTACCCAGTTCGCACGGAGATGCAAGTCTTATTTACGAATGGCGATAAGTAAACAAGTAACCAAGAAAAGCAATTCCGGCAAATGCAATTACAACCGCACCAAAAGCAATGATTGTTCCAATGACAGTCTCGACAACTTCGATAACTTTTTCGGCGACAATAGGCCAAATGGTAAAATAAAATGCGATAGCTAAAAGTGCGAGGATGATAAGAACGATTAGAACATTTTTTGCTTTTTCTTGTAATTTGCGCTCTTCTGCCAATTTTTGTCTTGTCATACGTGTTCTATGTTTGGTTGAAGTCGTTTTCATAAAATCACTTCCTATTTGAAGAAATTGTATTTTTATTTTTCATTGTCATTATACCACAAATTTCAACAAAAAGAAAGGATGAAACGCAAAAAGACAAGAAATGTTCATAATTTGTTGCTGGCTACGCGGCAATGAGCCTCATTTAGCTACGCTTCCCTGCCACAGGAAGTAGCTACGCTTCATTTGCCATCGGTGATAGATTCCAAACAAACCTTTGCGGTAAGGACAAGCTGTTTGCTTGCATTAAAGCGCAAGTACCTTTCGTCCAAGTCCATGAGTCCAAAACGAACGCGGTCAAGTGCATCGGCATCTTTCATGATTTTGTAGAGCGTCAATGCGTTTTCCTTGTTTTCAATTGTTTTATTGCTCTCAAGAATCTTTAATGCCTTCTTATCATCGATGCAATGATATTGGATGAGAAACTCCACGGTAGGGTCTGTGTGATTTAGTTTGTAGATTTTTACGCTATCTTCGCCATGCTTTGGGTCTTCACTGTCATTTTTTCTGCCAATGTCGTGATAGGTGATAGCTTCCAACAACTGATGCATTGCGTCATCGTCCAGTTCGATGCATTCTTCTTGAACAATGAGGATTGCCAATAGGAGGACACGAATCGTGTGAAGAGCATCGTGCTCACTGGATGTAGGTAAGCAGTAGAGCGCGTTTACCTTACTTCGCCACTGATAATATAGGTTAAGGTCTTCCTCAGTAACAGATGGTACGACATCTTGAGGAGAAAACTGCTCTTCAATAGAAACGTCATATACTTTCTCTGGGAACACGAGAACCTCTTTTTCATCGGAGCGGTTTGGAGTGTATAAGATGTCATCTTTCTTTACTTTTCCGGTAATCACTCTGGCGAAGCCGTTAGAATACCGGCAAGCAAAGAAATAGGCAATGCGTGGGTTGGTTGTCCAAGAGAAGGATGTCGTATAGGGAGTGCTGGCTTCTGCTTCTCCACGGTAAATTGTCACTTCGTCAGGCAACTTTTGGAGAATTTTACTGCGTTTCGTCTTAGCAGTATCATCCATACCGGAGATAACCTTTTTCATCTCTTCGTTGGTAAAACGACCACAGCCAAAGTCAATCAACTCATAAACTGAGAAGAAAACATTGAACATTTCAGCGGATGGTTCGTTCCGACGAACATATTCTTGTAGTGCATCAATGGCAAGATAGCCGCCGAGATTGTGGAAGTATGTAGCAAGAGCACTATCGTGCAAATTAGAGAATGTTACAACGCGTTTTCGAATGGATTCACAGAATTCTTCGTTTGTTTCGTTCGGAATGGGAGATAGGCGCTGCTTACCAAAAATTTGTAGAGGGAAAATAAGAGGGTAAGACGTATTATTATAGTCTACATAGTAAACAGAAGAATACATAGACTTGGCATAAAAGATTTTGTTTGCGGGAAGAGAATACTCTTTTTCCCATTCGGATTTGGTATATCCTACATCGTATCCTTGCTCGGTCAGCTTTTTGATGTCTTCTTGCGTCTGTATGCTTGTAAGGCAAACAAAGTCGGATAGTTTTATCGTATTTGATTCACGGATGATGTCATTAACAGTCATAGTACACCTCACAATGTTATTATACTTTACATTGTAATTTATGGCAATATCTCAAAAAAATATGGGCAGTTTCCTGCCCATGAGATGCTTTATACGCTGATACGAATATATTGCCAAGACTGCGGTGGGCGCTTCAACCCAAAATCAGAGAGTTTCTTATCGAGAGGCTGCGTGCTTGCCACATGCCAGCCGTAAAGAGCGCCGACATTTTTTCCGTAATCGAACAACTCCTTGAACGTCAGACAGCTTTCGTTTACGAATTTTTCTGTTTCTTTTGGCAGCTCCGTGTCGTCAAACACCGCAAGGCTCTGCAGGCAGTTAAGACTGTCGATATTGTCGCAGATAAATGCTGCTGCGACTTTTCCTGCTCCGCCATTGCTTTTCGTCTCATAGCAAAAGACAACAAACGGATGGCTGATTTCCCACGGCATAGATTTGCGGACTTCCATGACCTTTTCGCCCGCCATGATTTTACTGAGCCATTCTTTCTTGATGCTCAAAAGAACTGCTTTTCCATTGTTGATTTTGAGCGCGTTTTCCAGCGTGGTCAATGAAAGTACCCCCTTTATGTTAGTGTTTATCTGTGTTTGCTTCAGCCATGAATTTCGCGGCAAATGCCTCATATTGTACACGGCTAATACCGGTAGCCTCAGAGAACTCAATGAACTCATGCTCAAAGTTCTTACTGAGGAGGACAACAACAAGGTTGTTGAGTTCTTCGCGAAATTCGTCTGCCGTGCCATTAAAATTGATATTCGGTCTTTTATCCTCGTCGATAAAAGAATCGATAGCTTCGTTTACAGCATCCTCAAAGAACTCCGTGAGGTCAGCCGCAGTTTCTTTCATGTCGGTCTCTTCGAAATCGGAGCAATCGTCGTTGAGACTCGTCAACGCTTGCATGACATTGTAGCGGAAGAGAATGACTGACGCTACATCATCGGGTTTGAATTCCTCGATGACCTTACGCAGCTGTACCTGCTTGTTGTTGATGACTTTGTAGTTTGCCTTCATGTGGTTCTCCTTTATTCTGCAGGTTTCCAGACTTCGATGGTGCTGCCTCTCAATGCCAATATAGCTTGATGGTTCCGTCAACAAAGTGAATTTGGCTGTACTCTTCCCCGTCGAGGATGATATAGCGGTCATCGCCGCGCTTGCGAGCGCCAGTACAGTACACCATCTTATCGTTGATAGCCGGGATGGACGGTGCTTCTGCCAGAACGAGTTGACCCTGCATAGCGCAGATGTCAAGAAACGAAATGATATGTTCACCCATTTCGGAAAAGCACCTCCAATTATTTTTTAGAGCGCCGTGATTTGCCACTCACCTTCGACTCTTGGCAGCGGCTCGTCTGTGACTTTCAGAACAGAGCCGTCTCTCTTTTCAGTGGCAAAACGGATTGCTTTAAGGACTTCATAAGACAGTTTGCTGTTATAGGCAAGCTCGGAATTGGAAATGCCGAAGTTTCCATTCCAGCCCACCCTCATCTTTTTTAGATGAGGAATCAGGAGGTCACGGGCTTCAAGGACACCTACCCCACTCCAGCGGGCATCGTGATATGCCTGTAAGTGATGCTTATCATCGCCGGAAATATCAAGTGTCTCATAGATAATGCCAAATTGACCCATCAGAATACGGGAGTAAGCATCAAGAGCATCGGCTACAGCATTCCAGCAAGGAGCATCCAAATCGACTCTGTACTTGTAAGTATTATCACCGTTCAATTCTTTTGCGCCATTTGCGATGGCGGCAAGAACATAGCTAATGGTGTCATATGCCTTCTTGACGGGTGCTGTCACATTAACAGCAGTCAATGTGGCACAAGCCTTCATAATGGAATCTTCATCCACGCCATATGCTTCCCCTACTTCTTTGCAAATAGAGTGAAAGTCGTTGTTATAGAACGACTTCATAACTGCCAAGATATGGAGAATCAAACAATACTGCTTGTTTGTGAAATCAATGTACATACGGCAAAATCCTTTCTTGTTGCTAATTCTTATTATACCATAAAATTGAAATTTTTACAACATAGATAAGCAGATAGTAACAGATTGTACATATATTTTTGCAAAGAAAAAGCCGCCCCTTAATGAGAAACGGCTGAACCCTCACTTTACTGTTTTTCTGACTTTGAGTTCGTGGTCGTAGCAGTTCTTGCAAATTAGATAGCCTATGCCAATATCGTTCTGGATGGCTGCCGATGTGTACGCGTTGTATTCGTTGATGATGTGACCGCACGCAGCACAATTGAACCCTTCATTAGGATGAGCCATGATGACATAGCGTCCGTTCTGAGGCGGTGTGTACGGGGTATATTGCTTCGTAATGAAATCGTATTTTTGCATTTTCTGACACTCCATTATTTGCTGTTTTCTGTTGCCATTATACCACGAATCGTGGCATCAAACAAGAAAAAGTCTCCAAAATCCACGAATAATCGCAGACTATGGAGACTTTTCATGGCGCATGTGGTAGGATTCGAACCTACGGGCCATTTCTGACCGCTGGTTTTCTGGACCAGTTTCATCAGCCACTCGGACACACATGCATATGGCGCAGAGAGCGAGATTCGAACTCGCAAGCGAGGGATTGATTGGCACTTCGTAGTGAGTGCCGTTTTGCCTCGCGACGGATTAGCGGTCCGTTGCCCTACCGTTAGGCGACCTCTGCATGATGCACCTTTTAACACAGGTGCGATGTTGGTGACCCCTAGCAGACTCGAACTGCTGACTCCACATTGAGAGTGTGGTGACTTAGACCAACTTGTCGAAGGGGCCTTATGGTGTGCCGGGTAGGATTCGAACCTACGAACCGAAACGGAGCGGTTTTACAGACCGTTTGCTTTGACCGCTTGCATACCGGCACATATAAGGAGGCATTAAGCCTCGTGGTGCTCCCGGCTGGAATCGAACCAGCGACACATAGGGCTTCAACCTACTGCTCTACCAACTGAGCTACAGAAGCCTGTGGTGACCGAAATGGGGCTTGAACCCATACTCTCAAGCGTGAAGGGCTTGCGACTTAACCAATTCGTCTATTCGGCCATATATAGCCGCAATCCTGCGGCGAGGGGTTATGCGATGACAAGGATGTCATCAATTTTCGTATCAAGCATCGCGGCGAGAATCACAAGGTTGTCGATGGTAGGAAGTGCAGTGCCTGCCTGCCATTTGGCTACCGCCTGTGTGGATACACCGAGCGTATCCGCTACATCCTTGACCTTGATGCCTGCCGCTTTTCGCAGTGCCTTGATGTTGGCACCTGTCTGCTGGATATCGATTGTTGGAACGTTCATTTTCTTGCTGCCTTTCTATATTGCAGGCAACAAAAAAGCGCTGCCTGCCGAAATGACTCGACAAGCAGCGTGTGAAAATGCAGTTATCGTTTAGAGGACGCACCGCATCTGTACATGGTCTGTTTTTGCCTGTCGAGGAGTATGAGAAACAAAGCTGGATTCGTAGGACTCGAATTCAGATTCATAACTATACTCAGCAAACGACACAGCATTAACAGTCTTGCACAGCATCTTCGGTTGTCTCCTTTCGTTTCGTTCTGATTACATTATACCACATCTGCGTGGTAGGTCAATCAACTTGTGGTTTACTTTTTTGATTTGTTTTTTCGTTTTCACATCCTGCAATAGTACGAATATCAGATATTAAAGCAATTGTAGTACATATAGTAGGCAGTGAGAACGGGAAGATATAATTTGGTAGAGGGTATCGAAAATACAGGTAATAAAAAACCGTCAAAATTGCTATGAGTCTTGGTATTTCTAATTGAATATCGTAAAGAACATAATAATATGGTATTTTGTTGTTTGAACTTTTATGAATGAAATATAATGTAACATATGTGCATACTATAAATAGTAAAACATTACATACCGCAAATTTGTTTATTGGAGGTAAAATATAATGCAGTTTTGCACTGATTTTCATTATGTGCGAGAAAATAAAATGACTTTTGTTTATATAAGCCCACATTGAGAAATTTAATAAGCGAGCGCTTATGGATGAGTCCAAAAATATAAATATGTAAATGACAATAAAAATAGTTGAAGTACATTTTTTCTTTTTGCTGTTAGATGTATTAGAGTACGCTTTGCATACAGCGTCTTTTATAAAATCCATAAACTCATTCCTTTCTATTGGTAGTAATGTGCCCGTACTTTGCGGTTGAAGGGATGTACACTGCATCTGTCCCCTCTTGCTTTGGGTTGGACGGGTTCTCTCTGCTGCCAACCGGAGGCTTGGGGCTTTTAAGTGTGTACTTGTTACGGTAGCCAGCACCTTCGTGCAGGACGCGGTCTGGACCCAGTAGATGCTTACTCATTGTTTTCCTCCGCTCTATTATAATAAAATATGAGCCTGTACCTTATAAAGTACAGGCTCCGTTGGGATTCGAACCCGCAGCGCCAAGTTCCTTGGACTTGTGTGTATGCCGTTCCAGCACTCATTTTAATCTTTAGCATTAGCCAATCAGTTTTTACACTGATTGTTGCCCGTCGCTCGCCACGTGGAGGCTGCAATCATGAGCGACTTATACTCCCAGAGAGATTCGAACTCTCAATAACGTGCGGTTTGAGCGCACTGTGTCTGCCAATTCCACCACGGGAGCATATGATGGCAGTTGACGTACTGCCGGACGGTTGCTTTTGTTGTATATAACGTAGCAACGTGATTTTGGTGGGCTGTGCAGGGGTCGAACCCGCGTACCTCGGTTATGAGCCAAGAGTTCTAACCGTTGAACAAACAGCCCTTATGGCGCTTCCGGTCCGGCTTGAACGGACGACCCTCTGATTAACAGTCAGATGCTCTAACCAACTGAGCTACGGGAGCATGATGGCGGATTTTGCACCGCCTGTATATAACGCAGATGCGTTATATTCTCATGGTGGACCCGACGAGAGTCGAACTCGTGTCCAAAATATATCCAATTCCATGATTACTTACGCGATAGCCACATGATTGACAACTTTGAACTGTTTGTCTGGTCGTGCGACGAACCTTTTGCAGTGGACAGATGACCACGCTCACCATGATTTACGTCTTGGTGTACTTGGACTTCAGACGGGTCCGGTTTTATTCTGCGCCGTACATATCTTGCGTACCTTTGAACCTCACACGCTTACCCGCGAGATGGTGCGTTGTTTTGGTCTCCGTCAGCTTAATTAAGCAGCGATAGGAGAAGCGTAACGATTGTTGTCAGTTACTTTTTAAGGTGGTCCTTGAGGCGGAACCATACCCGCGACATGAAATCTTCCATACCCTGTCGAAAACCATTACGGGCCCATGAAAGGCATGTGATTGGCAGCACATGCACTGTTTTGTGATGGTATTAACCCATCAGCTCCACCACCGGCTTTTTGCTGACGGAAGTCGGAAACCGTGTGGTGGGAATTGACGAACTTGAATCGCCGACCCTCTGCTTGTAAGGCAGATGCTCTCCCAGCTGAGCTAAACTCCCACGAAGTCGTCCGCTTAACGGGCGACGGGAAAAGACGCTTTACAGCTCGACCTTCGTGGTCTTGCCGTCAGCATCGACACAATACACTGCGGCGTCGGCAGCGTTGACGTAGGCATTCTTGGTGCCTTCGACAGTCTTGACCGCCTTCTGGATGTCCTCCAGTTTGACCTGCTTCTTGTCTGCGCCGACCTCGACGTAGATAACGGCAGTTTTGCGCTGAGTTGCCATTGGTATCACCTCCTTTTTTGGATGTTGTGTGGTATGGATGACTTTACATCGTTTGTAAAATAACGATATATCGTGGTTGGATTGGCGAGATTCGAACTCGCGAAATGCGGGAGTCAAAGTCCCGTGCCTTACCGCTTGGCGACAACCCAACATATAAAAAGCACCCGGCAGACATTTTATGCCTGAGGGTGCTGTCATAGCGTGATGAAACGGAACTTCCGATGGGGTGCAGGCTTTATTTAACCCGCAACTACCGCGCTATGATGACCCTGAACAGACAGCACAACTTGACCGAGGAGATTTATGCTCCACAGCCCTTGTGAGTTATTCTGTTGGTTCAACATAGCGGCGAACATCGGCTGATTTCCTTTCGTTGTTTCAGTATCATCATTATACCACAACATGTTGGAATAGTCAATAAGAAAACACAATATATAGTGGTTTGAGCCGCGAAATTAACAGTTTAGCCACAAGAGCAGCAACAGAAACGCAAGTCTATGAGGTTGCTTACTGTTCTTTCGGCAACGGCTTCCAATGGATGATTGTATCCAGAACATCGGGGCGCGGAGCGTCCTCATGTACGCACAGTCTGGTCACGGCTTCCCCCATCATCGTCTCATAGTCCGGAAGCGTCATGTCGATAGGAACCGAAATAGTAAGGCTATCAGCAGGCGGTTTTAAAACGACTACTTCACTGCTTTTCTTTTGCTTTTCTGCTTTCTCCCAGCCGGTAGAGAGAAGGTAGTCGTAAAGTGCGTAAGGGTTTACCTCAGAGATGCTATAAGGGGTATCGTGGATACCACTGAGCATTGCATAAGCTCGGCTATACTTCTTCGTTCGTGCGAGGTCTTTCTTGGTCGGTTCGTGTGGTAGCCTGCTCAAATCCATGTTGTTGCGCAGGTCAGAGAGTTTTACTTTGATAGCAGTATGGTTCTGCTGAATGTGCCAAAGGTATTCGCCGTAAGACATCCCTTTCTTGCGGGTTAAGGCTTCTACCGCATCGGCGACCTCTTTCGGGAATGCTGCTCGGATGTCCTCCATCGTAAGTGTGGTGTCTTCCACTGTGTCATGCAGGAAAGCGGCAGCTTCAGCTACCGGGTCTCCTTTAACCTCCTTGGCGACTACAGAGACATGCGCCTCAAAGTAGTCCTTCCCTGCTTTATCTTTTTGCCTTGCGTGAGCTTCGATTGCCCACAGCTTGGCTTTTGTGACCATCTCGGCAAGTTCTTGTTTGGTCATGATGCCCTCCAACAAACAAAGAAAGCCGGGACAATGCCCGGCAGATATGGCGGTAGGGGTGGGATTTGAACCCACGGACACTTGCGGCGTCGCCGGTTTTCAAGACCGGTTCCATAGACCACTCGGACACCCAACCATGTATTTTGTTTATAAGACGATTTGCCGGATACATTGTATCCGTTGCCTGTCACTCACCGCGCAGAGGTTGTCTTGATTGAGTAACTGGCGGGAACTTATCCCGCCCATACCGCAGCCGGTTTCGCCACACGGTATGATTGTTACGGCTTGTTGCATATCTTGTTTTACCGGGACGTAGCGACCGGAGCGCGGCAAGATGCGCAATGCACATGGCATGGTTTTTAAAGGAGGTCCGCGCTTTGATTGCTTACTATTAGCCAGATGTTATTGGCATCTGTTGCCCATCTCCCACCCCGTGGAGGTTGTTAGCAAGGGAGACTGACGAGGGTGGTGCTCCTCGCCAATGTCGCAGCCGATTTCGCCACTCGACACTACATTTTTCGGCTTGACGATGCCCCGTGTAAATCGCTTGTCCAAGCGGCGCGGACGAGGTGTTCGTCTTCGTGGTCATAGTTATAGGAGTTCCGCGCGATAATGACTCGCGTACTGCGTGAAACAGCACACATAATCAAGCCCAGAAACCTTTTATCTGTTGCAGAAAACGAAGGTGTCCGGTGGTGGAGATAGAGGGATTCGAACCCTTGACCCCCTGCTTGCAAAGCAGGTGCTCTCCCAACTGAGCTATATCCCCATGATGGCGGGATGTGCCCGCCGAGCTTTAACTCCTCCAACGATTACGTATATTCGTGGTCGTAGTTATAGGAGTTCCGCGCATTTCTTTCAATCTTAATTCGACATTAACACGATGTTTGTGCCATTCATCGTCCATCCCTACCTCAAAAGAGGCTGTCGACATAGGGGATGCTTTCTTTAGGCGTACTGGAGTTCGCCGTACTGCTTCACCTCGCGCTCCAGATGCAGCGGGATGGTCTTGGCATCCTTCTGTGTGATGTCTTCACGCGTTACCAGCGTTTCGCTTACGCCAGCCGCCTGCAGGACTTCGTACAGGTTTGAGGGACCAGTGCCGTCGTAGCCTGCGGTCAAGCCGTTGACCTGCATAGTGAAACCGTGCAGATGCTGTGCAAGACCCGGAACAAAATCGAGTTCAACAACGACCTCGTTGCTATTCTCGTTCACGCGTTTAACCGAGATGGCGCGGATGTTACTGCTCCCGAAGGTCTCAATCAGCTTTTTGGCTGCTGCTGCAGTCTCGATAGTTGAAGTTCCTTCGACGTTGATAATTGCCTGCTCCATTGGAATCAACCTCCCTTCTATGTTAGAGTTGTCATGCGCTATAGCAGATAACGCTCTGCCATGCGGGGCTTTACGTCGCCTATTCGTGTTCGGTTCCGGTTCCGACGACTTTCGGAAGGACTTAGCCAACCGTCAGCAAGTGCATGCCCCCGCTGACAGCTTCTTGGATGGTTTCTCAAAGAGCGCGTCACCCAATCGGACCGTGGAGCTTGGTGGCAGATTCGAACTGCCGACCTGCGCATTACGAATGCGCCGCTCTACCTGCTGAGCTAACCAAGCACGGTAGGATGTTTTATACTGGTTATCATCCCGCAATCAGGGTAGCCAACCCTTTTCTTCCAGTACCATTCGGCAGCCACGCCGACGGATTCTGCATTGTACCCTCTCCGCTGTTTTCCGGTCTCATTCGCGACTGACACCGGGACTCTCGGATACTCTCAGGCACAGCACCTGTTTGCCTATTCTTTTATAGGCTGTCCATTGGCATTCGGACAGCGGACCACATGTGGACCATGCTCACCAGTTTAACGTCGTGGTGTACGGTGACGGCGACGATGGAGCAGGTAGCGGGAATCGAACCCGCATTTTCGCCTTGGAGGGGCGAAGTATTAGCCGTTATACGATACCTGCATAGAATTGCGGGTGAACCCTCACTTAGCCCCGCCATGATGCTCGTTTAGGAGGTGGTCAACCCCGAACATCATCTTTACACCCTCTAGCAAACCCGCGAATCCACAATGCTGACTGGGCAAGGGAATCCGGGAAAGCACTTGAGCGTTGGTCAACTTCAATTCTTGCAGCCCTATTTGTCCGCCCAAGTACATGGGCGGCTCTTGCTGTGGGCTTTGTCTGGGACTGCGGCTAACTTACCAGATGCCGTGCAGCAGTCTCGCCTTTCCGGCTATGTCGCGTCTGGCTGCGCCCCGGCTTAACGGGGATGCTCGTACGTCGCATGCTTGATGGGACGAGATTTGTTGTTTCTGGACCGTAGCCCAAGAGGAAGCACTCGCCCACACGGCTTCCTGACCTTTTGGATACCGCTCACACCGGGAGTTGTGATGCGATTCCGATAGTTGAAGACTTAGCCATGTTGCGGTTGTTGACCGCAACGATGTTGCCCACTGCTCACCACGAGGAGGTTGTCTTCCGAGCAGTAACGCGGATTGTGTAGACCAGTCCGCGCAAGCAGCTTCCGCGTATTCCCTGCTGCTTGAGGGGGTTCGTTGAGCGTCCGCCGACGCCGTACCCCGGAGGGAACGCCCGAAGGCGTTTTGCAACACGGGGAAGTCGGTTTTAAGCCATGACCTGGGCCAAAGGTTGCTTACTTTGTCTGGTTTGCCCTCCAAATTGGGTTGAGAACATTCGTCAGTGACTATAGTAGTCATTGTCCACCGCTTGCCACGGAGAGGCTGTCCTCATTATTTCAATCTTATAAGACATTAGCCAACGAATTTAACCCCGCTGCCCACCGCTCGCCACGTGGAGGCTGTCTTCATGAGCGGCAAGGTACGTCGATAATGACCGGCGTACCCATGCAAGCCAGATGTGGACTAGCTTGCGTTGGCGGTAGCTACCCGCCACAAGGTGGTTTACATCATCGGAGTGACCCTTTCACTGTTGCGTCTATGCGGACGTTACTTAGTGCATTGGCGTGTCCCTTTCTTTGATGCCGACATTCGGACGCGGTAATTACTGCATCGGACTGTCCTCCTTGTTAGATTTCGACCCGTTAGGGCTACCTCAGCGGGTCGCGGCTCTGGTGGATGGGGTCGAACCATCTTTTCTCGTGCGCAACGAGCGAATTAACCGGCGGTATATTACAACCTTCGTATTCGACACCAGAATATTTCGGTCATTTTACATCTGACCGATGGATGTGTTTTGGGTGGGTGGTGTCTCACCACCGTAGTTCGTGCTTACGCGTCGCACCTGTACTCCACTATTACGCCTTATCGCGCGATTGACGCATTCCCTTGTACTACACCCAATGGCGACTCGAATCGGGCTCGAACCGACAACTTCCAGCGTGACAGGCTGGTGCTCTAACCTGTTGAACTATCGAGCCATATGACCAACCCATGACGCAAGACAGGTGGCTGCATGGGTTGGTATTTGACCGGCTTTACGTCTCGGTCAGGACGTGGGTACGGGGATGGGACTTGAACCCACAACCGCCAGCGTATGGGACTGGCAAGCTACCATTGCTACACCCCGTGTCATGATGCGCCACCAATTTCTTGGTAGCGCGGGGTCTCTCGACAGGGCTTAAACCTGCGACCCGCCGATTACTTTCAATCTTATAAGACGTCAGCCAACGGATTTAACCCCGCTGCCCACCACTCACCGCGTGGAGGTCGTCTTAACGAGTGGCAAGGCGCTTCAGATGTTGCCGAAGTGCCCGTGCAAACCAGATGCAGGCTGGCTTGCCAAAAGCTCCCGACAAGAATCGAACTTGCAACCTACTGATTACAAGACAGTTGCTCTGCCAGTTGAGCTACAGGAGCATGTTCAGGAGATTTGCTTGTAGCGCCTCTCCTGAGTACATTAGCATTATACCACAATATGTACGGATAGTCAATACGAAAACCACAATATATAGTGTTTGGAATGTAAACAAATTGCGACATGCACCATATATTGTGGTCGCATGTTAGGTGTGATTTTTGAGGCTCGCAGACTCCAAGAAAGTCAGCAAATCCTGCGTTGAACTTACCCGGCAGACCGTCGCCCCACTCTTGGCGTACAGGTCGGCGATTGAGTCCCCTTGTCCCCATTTGTTCAGCTGGTCGGGATTCAGAACGAAGAAGTTGGATGCCCGCTTAGAGAGCCATTCGACCTCTTCCACGCCAGAATAGTTCTTGTTATTTCGGCAGTCCCCCAGCATGACAATAGTGGTATCCTTGTTGATGATGCCGGTATTGTCGTAGCGCAGTTCTTTGAGAGGCACACCGTAGTTCGAGTAGATACCTCGGCTTGGAACGCTCTTGTTGATGCTCTCCACAGCGGATGTTACGTTCTCATTTGAGAAATAACGGTCAACAGGAACTAAGTGGTTCACAAAAACGAACAGGTGGCAGCCACCGGGAAATACTTCCCTCATCAGACCCATGTACGTCAGAGCGAGAGAAGTCATAGCGCGGCATGACCCGGAAATATCCGCCAGCATCACGACATTTGCTTTGGACTTTATCGGCTTTTTGTAGTACAGTCGTGCAATCTCGCCATCACACTGGACGGATTTCTCAATCGTTTTTTTGACGTCGATTTGCTTTTTCTGCTGGGTTATGTACAGCTTACGAAGCTTCTGGCGGAAAGTCTTGGCGTTTGTGCGGATAAAAGTGAGGACCTTCTCAATATCGGCATTAGAGAGCTTCGAGACATCCTCGTTGAGAAGTGCATCCGTTTGCTTTTTGCTTCTTACCGCATTATGACCTCCGGAGAATACTTCTCGATGTCGGAGCGACTGCTCCTTCTCAATGCTTTGCATTTGCTTCTCTTGCTGGGCTTTCCGAATGTTCGTAAGAATTGCATCGTAAGAAGTCACTCTCTTTTCGCGAGTGCGAAGATTGCTTTCATACAACGCCTTTTGCATCTCTTGTTTCTCAAGCTCGGCTTCTGCTTTATGAAGAGCTTCTTTTGCTTTTTCCCACTCCCCTGTTGCTTCCCCACGTTCTTTAATTGCTACCTTTACGGTAGTATCTTCTGACACTTTAGACTGACTTGTTTTCACGCTTTTTGCCAAGTCTTGGAATGCCTTGGCAAGAGAGATGAAATCCATGTACAGAGATATTTCTTTTGCAGAACGAGCGATGACCGCAGCAGATAATAAGAGTTTCTGAGAGACAGCCAGCTCCTGTGAAGTGCCGGAAGCAAGAGAGTTTCGCAATTGCCGCTCCATGATTCCGTATGCAGCAAGCTCTCTGTTCGTCTCGGTATTTACCTTCTGCAATAGCTGCTCTATTTTGTCTACAAGCTGCCTGTTTTCGGCAAGCGTAACAGATGCTACTGCTTTCTGGTAGTCGTCGTATGCTTGCAAAACAGCTTGGCGTTTTTGTTCGGCTTCTTCGCGCAGAGCGTCTACTGCCTTTTGCTGGTTACTGACCGATTCTTTTCCTCTGTTAGACCGGCGGTAGTTCTCTATGTCCGCTTGTGCTTGGTCTCTGTTCGCTTGTGTCTTTTTACGGCACTCTTCCAGAGCATCATCGGGCATATCTACAAAAGTGGCAACACTATTCGTTGCTCTTTTCTTAGGAATTGAAGATTCCTTTGGCTTTGGCGCGTAGGAATACTGCAAGAATCGCCTGCAGAAAACTGCCTCAAATGTGTCGCATTCCTCTTTTGTATGGCATAGAGCGCCCTGCATGGTGTACAGCACGTCCTCTACATCTAACGGGTCAGAAATATGTTGGATGCCGTTGAGCGCTTCTGATATCGAGAATGAGAAGCCGTATTCCTGTGTAAGCTCTTGGAAGAACTTAGTGTACAGGTTCACATAAGATTCGATGGTTTGATTTGTTGCTTCACTCATTTCTCATTCCCGTTGGACAGGTTGAAGGCTTTTGCTACCGTTTTCTCATCTGCGTGGTCTTTGACGAGGGAACCAATAGAATATGGCATTGCGTTCTTCACATCCATAGCCGTTTTACAATGGAACGTCTCAATCAAGCACTTTGCCCATTCGATGCCTTCACTGATGGAGATGGCGTGACGCAGGTCGAGGCTCTGAAGCCGGTCAATGACCTGTGCAACGCTATCCACAAACGCCTCAGAGGCAGAGACATTCGCGCAGATGATTTGCTTGATTTCTGCAAGGGGCTTGTGCTCGATGTAAAGGTAAGAGCAGCGCCGCAACATAGGCTGAGAAAGTTCGCGATAGTTGTTGGAGGTCAGAAAAACGATAGGTCTATCCTCCTGCGCACACTGAATCGTGCCGTATTCCGGGATGGTGATAGCGAAATCCGAGAGCATTTCAAGGAGCGCATGCTCGATTTCGGGTTCCGTCTTATCGATTTCATCAATGAGGAGGACTTTCCGTCCTTTCATCGTCAACGCCTCGATGACAGGGCGCTTCAGAAGGAAATCGGGACCATAGAATTCGGTATTCTGTGCCACGGCTTTGATGCTCTCGTTCACAGACAGGTCTTTGAGGCTCTCATTGAGTTTATCCCGAATCGCAGATACGACCAGAAGCTGACGCTGGTAGTCGTAGTCATACAGAATCTTATCTGCCGTGATACCTTCATGGCAGGAAACGCGAATCAGAGGAATGTTCAGCATGGCAGAGACAGCCATGGCAAGGCTCGTCTTACCCACGCCGGGGTCGCCCTCAATGAGCAGCGGAGACGCATCGTCACGCAATGCGTTCAGGATAGCATAGGCAATTTTCCGGTTCGGGAAATACCCATTCTCTGAAAGCATCTTTTCGATTTCGTTAGCAGTATAAGTATACATTACGCTTTCTCCTCAACTTCTTTTTGGAGCGACTTTAACAGTTTTACGCAACCCGCACAGTCGCTGATAAGGATATCGGCAAACATCCGGTCTGCGTCATTCAGCAGCATATAGACATCACGGAAATGTTCTTGCGTGAACAGCTGCTTCCGCACGGTCTGCGGCTGGGTTTCGAGGCACGAGATGACTGCAAATGAATCTTCTTCCGTCTTGGCGGTCTTGCATTTCTCGGTCAGAATCCGATACTGAACATCTTTTGTAAGGTACTCGAAATCCTCTAAGGACGGCTGCATAGCATCTGCGGAGTCATTCTTGTACATTGCCGCGATGACTCTCATCAGATACGGGGAAGACGGCCAAAACACCTCGAAATAACCATAGTAGTTCTTGACCATGTCCGTCTTAAAAAGCGAAACGCAGGTATCGTCAGCAAGATTCAGACGCATTCTGAGAAAGCGGTCGAGTTTTTCCTGTGCTGCACCCTTCTTATAATCGGTGTTGCAGGACTCTCCGAATTTTGTATACAAATCGGTGCGAGAATAGCGGTAGTCGGTAAGATTGCCGAAAAAACTGCAGAACTGATAGCCGAGAGCGCCGAATTGCGCCTTGATTTGCTCGTAGGCGACATTGATGTTATCGGCGCCATTGACCGTCAAATAATACGCGATATCATCCGAGCCTGCACTGTACAGCATTGTGCTGCAAGACAAAGGAATGCGCGTCTTACAGGTCTCGATATCGGTCTTGAGTCTCTTGTCAAGACATCGATATACCTTTGTGATTTCAGCGCCGGTGTTTGCATCGATGAGTTTCGCATCGCAACGCAGACTATCCTTGCCGCGATTCTCGGAATCGAACACGATGCGGAACTCGATATTGCATTTTGCGCTGTTGTCGCGCCCGTAGAGTTTATCGAGCAGCCATCCGGCGGAAATATCGAGAAATTCAGCCAGCGGCGAGTATGTCAGATTAACACATTCGGACAGTTTCCCGTTTGCATCGATGAAGATTGTCACAAGGTCAGCCACTTCAAGGTAGGCGGTTTCCTTGCTCTCGCCAGCGAAAATCGGGTTGGAGACGGTATATGCCTGTTCTTCGTTCAACGCTTTATAGCTGGTCAGAATACTGCCGTTCAGGGTAATGCCGTCTTTCGTATAGGTCTTTGCTACCGGCTCTTTTGTCTTGCAGACATAGGATACGAAATCATGAATAGGCGACCCCGGCATGACAGCATAGCGCTTCTGTTCCGCGATAGCCGGGGCGACATTGCGCTGCATGTCATCCTTGTATCGTTCCGGCAGTTCGGAATCCGTGATACCGAAAGGCACTTCCAGCGCAAAGGTCCGTTTGCTGCCGTCATTGAAGGCGATAGCACTGTAAAGCACAGCCTTCTGCATCTTTGTCGGCTCCGTGCGAACCTTGATATCTGTGATGGTGACAGAAGGTATTTGATACTTCCCTATCGTTAAAATCGACTTGTTTTGTGCATCGCAGAGAATTTCTTTTGCGATGTTCTCTAAAGCTGCCAAATCATGGCTGTCAGAAAACGCCTTTGCATTGCGTCTTTGGAGGGTCATGCTCTTGATATAAAGCAAATCGAACAGCTGTTTGCTGACGACGCCTTTATACGATACATGCGGCGAAATCTGTTCGCGGGTCGTAGCACCGTCAATGGTGAGAATGAGGTATGCGTTTCTTTCATCATTGTTGGAAGATACCGATACTTCCTCCCGCGTAATACCGGGAATCGCTGCTGCTGCATCATCCATCAGCTTGTCGTAGAACTCCTGCGTAAACGGAGGACGCAGCTTCTCAACCATAAAGCACACGATGTCGTTTTTTGAGTTGATATGTCTGCCGTTCGGCAAATACCATTGCGGGGCTTTCTTTTTCCTTGATACGCCCTTGATGGTCAGATGAAATCCCGCAGCATAAAAGTCCGTCATCAATTCCTTGCCGAACAATGTGCAGACTTCCTCAGTCATGGTGGATACGATTTCCGGGATGGGAGGCGGCGGCTTGATTTTGGACTTTTTGCCCCCGTTTACGCTATATCCCTCGAAATATACTCCCTGCTTTTGGAGAGGTTTCAGGAAATCCATGGCGGAGGTAATGCGCTTGCCGCTATCGAGATAAAACTGCGTATCACCGGAAGGTACGATGCGCATGATGAGATAGTTACCTTTCTCAAAAAAAGCTTCCAGAACCTTGTTGTCATAGATGTTGCGAAGCCGTTCCGGGGTGTCTTCCATGGCGCGAATAATGGTTTCCTGTAAAACTGGATTAGTCATAATCGTCCTCTTGGTCTGCAATATAATCTGCCTTGGCTTTTTCGAGTTCTGCCCGCATTCTCTCTATATTCACGAGTTCAAACGGACAACGCTGCCTGTGCTGCCAGACGGATGGTATCGGCAGGTAGCAATCCTCGCTCACATACTCGTCCGAGCCGGGGATTCTGAATCCGAACGAGAATACATATTTACGGGTGTTGTCGCCCCAATCGCGGTAGGCTTTGTATATCTCCTTGAAATCGTAGTCGAACACTCTGAACACATCGGCAAATTCTTTCTCTCTTTTGAGATACACCTTAATGGATTCCGGATTATCGAAATCATTAAAGTATTCGACGATAAGGTTACGACCATGTTTGATAGTCCATGCAGGGAAACCGCCTATACCGCCTATATCCTCTACACAAACATCTTCCCCCGTAAGTTCTTTGACGGCTTTTTCGAAGTTACTGATTGCGGTTTCATAGTCAGGAAGGTTTTGGGCCTTCGTTTCGGAAATCTTTTCCTTGAACTTATTTATAGCCTCGGCTTTATCATCGAATACCGAGAAATCGACAGATTCAGCTTCTGAATTTGCAGAGGTGTAGTCGTCTCGACAAAACAATACCAGATATTTGCTACCGATTTTAGAAATGATGACCGTGTCGCTGGTTACTACATCGCTGCCAACATCTGCGTACGCGGCATCAATATCCTCGTAACCTACATCTTCAATTTCGAGAGCGTTATCGAAGATTTTGTCAAAAAGACTGTCCTCTGTCAACGAAGGCTCAATTTCCTGCATCGCTTCGAGAAAAGTCTTTTTCGGTGTGCGATTCTTATTCTTATGCTTGCCCATGCCTAGTTCTGCTTGCCCAGTATGATGGGCGCAATGCAATTGCTTTGTCTGCGTTAGTTATCGTTCGTTACCTCCGTTCTGTGATTCCACAACTCAATCGCGTCCTGTTCGTTTTTTATGAGGACAGTTCCGATGCGGCAGTAGTTGCACCGCACTGCATACCTGCCTTCATAGCTTGCATATAACCCGGCTGTAGAACCACAGAACGGGCAAGGCTTTAGTTCGATATCATCATCATCAATAAACGTTACCATTGTCGGTTACCTCCGTTCTGTGATTCCACAACTCAATCGCGTCCTGTTCGTTTTTGATTTTCTTAGATGTGTGGGAACACCTCATATACACTGACATACAGCATCCCCGGCTTATAATCCGCATATTCTACCGGACGCTTCTGGTCGTATACCTTCACATCCGAACCATCATCTGCCGTGAGCCAGAGATATTTGACATGCTCGGCATAGCGCGGGTCTTCTATACGATAAACCTGACCTTCTTTGATTTTGAGGCGGCGCATATAGGCTTGTACGCGAGAAAACTCAACAAATGCACCGTAGTCACCAATCACGATACGGTTGTATCCGTTCGCAATGATAGTGCCATCGGTGGTTTCGAGCGGAGTTGTATCTCCGGATATATTACACCATTCCGGCAATGTTTTCTGAAACTCGGCTCTCACATCGCAGAAGAAGGTACGCGGGATGGGTTTGTATTTGTATTCACGGGCAAGCTGTTCTTGGTACTCGAGCATCTGAGCGCCGATTTCTGAGATTTTGTGTTTCACAATTTCACCCCTGACCCAGCATCTGTGCGGATGCGATTTCCCGAATATTGCGATTTTCTTTTTCGGGAGCCGATACAATACGGCGATGAGAGCGCATCAGCGTCAATACGCGGTTACGGAGCTTTTCATCTTTGATAAGCTGAGCAACCTGTTTGATTTCCGATTCGCGCAGATACATTGTACTGTTGATGAGAACACCATGTACCTCGCCGTTTTCGGAACTTTTCTCAACCTTATCGACATTGTCATAGGCGTAAATCACATCAACATCAATGCTGACGGACGCTTTCTCAAGAAGTTCAGTTCCTCCTTGGGCTACCAGCCACTTGTGTGTGTAGCTTTCGTCAGAAATGTATGTTTCGCCAATGAGTTCCAGCGGCGGCGACACAAGGTTGTTTGTGGAATAACGGATATGGTCTTCACTTTCGTTGAGGTTGTCCTGCCAAAGACTCATCGGCTTGAGGCTTTTGTCCTTAAAGTGAACATAGGTGTCCTGAATGAATGTGCAGACGGTCCGTTCAATGTGGTCGATTTCCGGCATCTCTTCTACGTTGCGGAAAACAAGGCGTGTTGACTCACCTTCACCGTACTCTTCGTCGTCGGTCACATAACGGACTTTCTCCAGCACAAACTTTGGTTTTAATGCCTCTTTAACGGCTTCGAGAGAAAATACATTCCACTTCATGACGTCCTCCACCTCTTTTCTAATTGGTCATACTCGGCAACTTCACGCTTTACAGTTTTGCCGTCTTTCTTATATACGGTGATACGATGTGCATAGTCGGCAGAGTGTTTCAGCAGCCGTTGCAACGCTTCTTCCTCGGAAGTTGCTTTTGTAACTCCGCGATAGGAGCCACCGGACCCCAAAACATCAGGCTCATACCAGCCTGTCTCGTAGTATGTAGTCTGTTCTGTTGCTTCATCCAGAACGACCTTTCCCTGCTCGCCATAATCACCCGTATAGTTGCTGCGGATGATGTTAGCGGCACGGTCATTTCCCTGTTCTTCATAGGCTTTGGCGATAAAATCGACGTAGGTTTTGAACTTCTGTTCGTCACCTTCACGATGTGCGGCGATGAGCTTTCCAAGCGTTACAGCGTTGATTTGATTCATAACAAATCCCTCCGTTTCCTATCTATATTATACCAAATCTATAACACTTTTTTGTAGCTTATGAGGCAATTGTTTGCGAAAAGTTCACATTCTCACGAACTATTTTGTGGCTGGTCATAGCTGCCTGTTTTTGGATTATAGAATGGTCCTTTGTGGCTTTGGTATTCCCATATATGGTTTTTCATTGTTTTGCTTGTAAACATTTGCTGAACATTTACACATGCGCCGATGCCATAGTGAATTTTGCCGTCGTTCCAGTCTTTGTCGTTTCTTGCCGTACGGAATATAGGCTTTTTTTCAGTGTTTTCTGAACAAGCGCTAATTATAGTATAGTAGGATGCATATGTTCTTTCAAAAATATAAAATTTTTTGTTGCCAGTAAAATAGTAAAAGATGTAGTGCGCATCTCGAAATGCCCAACCTTCTGTTTGCGTTATACTTTTTGGACCGCCAGGGCGCTCTGGAATAAGCTGCCCCTCTTCAGTTAAAGCAAAACCGGCAACAAGAATTTCAACAAATATATTCCCTGTCTTATGTCCATAAGTGTCTGTTTTTACTTCCAAAGAAATTACAGTTCCATCAGTTTTATGAATAAGAAAATCGACATCTTCGTCTTGATACTTTTTGATATGGCGGACATCTTCAAAAGATGAAAAGCCCCATTTTTGTTGTGAACAACACCATGTAAGAAAGTTAATACAGACAGATTCTCCTATTTCCCCAACAGCAAGCTGATTTTTCATTTTATAGGGTTGATAATTATTCCCCTGCATAATATCACCTCTTCCTGCGCCGTTCGTGATAGGCTTTGAGACGTTCACTTTGCGCCTTGGCCGCGCATGCTGGACATCCGGTATGATTGTCACCGCTGCCGCAGGCAAATGCAATGACGGGACACCACTCCCCTTTTTTGCCGTATCCACAGTTTTTGCATACGAGAAAGACATGTTTCCCACTGCCGGAAGAAACTTCATCCGGGCTGATTTTATTGAGCGTCGGATGCCACTGTTCCGCAATTTCTGGATGTACGGTGGCAACATCATTCTTACCCTTAACGACGATTTTGCCGGAGCAGACCGGGCAGCCACCCTTGGTACGACAAGCCGAAGCAACAGTCGGTTGCCATTCTCCATCGCTGCCATAACCGCACACAGGGCAGATAAGCGCTGCACGCTGATTGCTTCCGGCGGTAATATCTGAAGGAGTAAAGCTATTCGCAGTAGGATGCCACATAGCTGCGACTTCCGGGTACTCCTCTGCTACAGTTCCGCGCTTCATGCGGATACGGGGCTCAAAATCACGCATGGCTCTCCTCCTGCTCTTCATTGACAATTTGATTGACGAGATAATCCGTGCAAGCCTTCGTCACATTGCTCGCTGTATAGAAGCTCTCGATGGTTTCGAGTACATCGCATACGGTGTGCTCGGTGGTGGGGTATCCCGTCGATGCAAGAAACATCTTTGCTAAAGTGGCGGCATCGTTCTTGTCAAGGCTCCGTACGCGGTGAAGAAAACTGAACCGACGGAACAATGCTGCGTCCAACTGGTCAGAACGGTTGGTCGTGCCAATGAGAATGACATCGTTCGGGAGACGGTCAAGCTCCTGCATCAGAGCAATGGTTACGCGGCTCATCTCTGCAACATCATCTTTTCCGCCACGGCTCATGCCGATAGCATCAATCTCGTCAAGGCAGAGCACACAAGGAGAACGCCGAGCATAGTCAAATATATGCCCGATGTTTTGCTGCGTTTTCCCAAGAGCAGAACTGATAAGCCCTGAGAATTTAAGATATACGAAAGGCAAGTCTGCTTTGTATGCAATATATCGTGCCAGTTCTGTTTTCCCGGTTCCCGGTTCGCCCTGCAAAAGCAAGGAACAGGTGTAGTGAATGCCAAGTTCTTTAAGTCGGAGAGAGGCTTTTCTCGTCTTCAGCAGACGCTCTATTACAGCTTTTTCGGAATCACGGAGCAAATACCGATTTTCCGGGAAATTAGTGACATCTTCTGCCACAAGTAACCCTTGCATGTTATAAGGAAGTTCGATAAGCTCCTGTGATTTCGCCGAGAGCTGAGAGAGACAGCGGGTCTTGAATTGCTCGTCTTTCGCCGTCGTGATACCCTCAAGGATGATTTTTGCCTGCTGCTGGGCTTTACGAATATCTCCTTCTACTACATAGCGAAGAAGTATACGGTCTTTATCGTTCATGCCATTACCTCAAAAATAAAAGACCTGCCGCAATATTCGCAGCAGGTCCGGTGTTGTTATTCGAATTTGTGTGGGTGTTATTTGTTGGAGAAAAAGCTGTCTTCCAATGCTCTGGCGGATGCCCCTTCATCTAGTCCTTCAATAGCGGCGTCGTTTTGATAGCGGAGGGATTCGAACACATAGTTTGTGTCGCCCCGCTTGCGTGCAAAGATACCGCGCTTGGCGTATACTGTGCCGGGAGTCATATCAAGTTCTTCACTTGTCATGAGCTTAATCATCTGCGTTTGAGCATTTTGGTCACGAACAGATAGGTTTACATCTGCGTTTCCGTCACAAGGATAATTTTCGGGAAGCTCTATTTCGTAATCCACTACTATAAGCTCGGCATCATCAATGCCGTCTTCCAGCTTGATAGTTTCATCTTCGCCAAATTTCACAGTGGCGTAGGTGTTGTTGTAAGCGATGACATTTTCGATGTAGTCCTCGTTTTCGCTTTCTGTTGTGACTTTTGTGATGCGCAGCTTGACATCGTGCCACTTGCCGTCTGTGAAGGAACCGTTTGAAGCCTCTCCCCAATCTCCGAAAGCATACGGCGTGATATGCTCTGCTTCTAGCCAGTTTGTGAATTCTTCTTCCGGTGATTCTTCCAATTCCTTCTCTACGATGCTTTTTGCTGAGCCGACAGGAGCATCTGCAGGAAGCGTGCTAACGGGATAGCAAGCGGTGAGTGCAAAAGCCAGCGCGGCGCACAAAATCAGCCGAATTTTCATGGTTTGCCACCCCATTCTATATGTTCGAGAATACAGTAGACAGTCGGGACCTTTAACTGATATTCTTTTGCCAATTCTTTGACTGAGGCACCGGCTTTCCGCTTGGCATAGATTTCCTTGTTGCGTTCCGTAAGGCGGGATGACCGTCGGTTCCGACCCTGCTCCAAGCTGCACAGTCCCGCTTCTTTTGCAACACGGTAGCAGTGAGTTGTGGAGGTTTTGTTCTTCGCTGCAATGTTTGTTACTGACATATTGGCGATATAATCATTCAAGATTTCGGTATCCAGCTTTGTCGCTTTGTTCAGAGCGACAGTACGTTCTTTTACGGCATCTTTGTCAATAGCACGGTAGCAGGTCCGTACGCAGACACCGTACTTCTCTGCCAGGGCAGGCAGAGACATGCCTTTCTCATAATCTGCTGCAATTGCGTTCAGGCGCTGGATTTTCTCAAGCCTCGTCATGGTTGCTCGCTCCTTTTTTGCGTCCTCGGCCACGGTAGATTCCGGCTTTGTGGATAAGAGCAAAGCCATGAGAAGAACAGTAGCCAAACTCTTCACAAATGCTCATAACTGAGCGATTCGGGTCAGCTTTTACAGCTTCGATAAATGTTTGCTGCCGTGCTTCACGAGCCAATTGAGTGGCGTTCGGTCTTTTGGCATCACGTTGTCGCAGATAGTCTTTGTTGTGTTCAGAAAGAATATGGTATATTGTGGCTCGGTGAACGCTATACTCTTTAGCAAGTTGTTCTGCTGGGACGCCATCGGCATAACGATTGACGATTTCTTCATCACGCTTGGCTTTCCAGTCACTGTAATTTGCTTGTCTCTCTTTTCGATTTACGCTTTGCATGGTGCGGTAGCATGTGTAGCGAGATACATCATACTTTTTCATTACATCACGAATTCGCATACCATTGCGCATATCCCGCACGATACTGGCATTACGTTTTGCAACATCTTCTCGATTCATAAATTAGGGCAAGGAGACCCGCGACTTCAGTCGTGGGAGGAATTGCCCGTTCACATCCTTTCAATTAAATAATTTGTTGCGGGCTCTAAAAGTCGCAGCTTTTTGAATGTCACGCCTTTAGAG